TCCTGGGTGTAGTGGAGTATGCAGTGGGATAAGTCTCGTAACAGCACTTCTCGTGCACATATTGGCCGATCGACCATTCGCTCACTGGCGAGTACCTCCTGCTTGACGAACATCCTAACTACGTTCTGGATTGATGTGAGCGTGAGTGATCCGTCTGCGCAAAGCCTGTTTATGTCGGCGATCTTGCGGTCCCTTTCCTCCCTTGTGTACTGCTTCATGGTCGCAATGTACTCCGTCGCGATCTGTTGGATTGGTTTGGGCTCGGCAAATCCATACTCGATAAGCATATTCTCAAGTAGTCGCTTCATGGTGGATTTGAACATGTTCATGACGGGTTAGTGGATGGTGCAGACCGGTTTCGAGACACGTCCCTGGACCGCAACGAGTGCGTTTAGAGGACATGCGCAAGATACGTGATAGTGCCTGTCGTCCTTTTCCATGAAAATGGGCAGTGTTTGCAGTGCAGCAACTTTGGATGCGTGTGTCACAGCCTCTTCCATCAACCTCCTGTTGAACGAGTAGATGTGTATATTGCCGCGCACGTTTATCTGTGTGTGTACCTTGGCGGGCAAACAACCGGCGTGGAGTAGGCGTCTGCCGGAGCCTTCCTCCTCGACAATCTTTGGGCTGGGGTTCTACTGCGTATGTAGGTATCTAGCAGTCAACAGCTTGTTTATCCTGTTCGTGTTCTCGATGTTGATGCGGTTCAACGCTCCTAGGTCATTGTGGACGTCATGGAGACTGGTGATACGTATTGGCACGGACTCGATTATCACCTCCGTGTTCCTGCATCTGAGTGGTTGCGTGGTTGCGGGAATGTCGCGCATGAACTTGGCGTACTGGCTACATTTCTGCCAGCACTCGTCCTTGCAATCGACAGGTTTGCCAAACTCCGGTCTGACGAATCGAGCGCATGCGAGCGCGTTTTTGCTCATGATGGGGTAGGCGTGTCCGTTGGATATTGCGACGTTGATGTCGGCGTTTCTGTCCACGGATGCTCCTACTGCAACGTAGCCAAGCGAGAGGTCATTGGTCCACGTCTTCAATTTTAGAGCTCTCTTGGTGCCGTTCTGGCTGAGCATGACGAGATTGGCGAGGTTACTGATGGACGCCCCCTGTTCCGAGATCTGGCTTGAGATGTAGTGTTCTGTCCAGCCCGTTATCGTCTCAATCATTTGCGGGGCGGTGGCGGCGTTGATGTCACCTGGGCGTAATTTGCACTTGTCGACGCACCTGCCGAAGAGTGCCCAGAAAACACTCTGCTTGAAGCACTGGACGCCTCGCGGGTTGTGCTTGCACACATCTGGGTCCGACCCTGCGTCCACCACTTCCATCTGACGACCGCACTCCTTTGATATCATCGCGGTCAGTTGCTCCCAGGACAAGGCTTATTGTGTGCCGTTCTTGCATTAGCACCACCTGATGTCCTGCCCGTGCTACATTGTGTATCGCTCGAGCTCAGCGTCGTTGAGCTTGAAGGAAAACATCCCGATGGTAACTGTTCCAGCATAGGCAGTCTTGGGGTGACGGCAATTGAGTATGTGCTCCAACGCTTGCACATCACGTACGGCGTAGTCAATGAGATCATGCGTGAGCACAAGCTGGCTATACTCGTTATAGTCAACCTTGTGCATCTTGCGCATGCGTCCCTCATATTCCTGTAAGGCGTGTGCAAGGCTAGTCTTATGGTTGGTCTTGGCCGCTTTGGCTGTAGCGTACCACTTCTGGAGGTCAATCGGGTTGGGGAAATCTCGTTCCATGGTGGCATCCCAGACGAATGAAAAGCCGTCTCGCAGCCTGAGATCGTCTGCAATGGCCTTATGGTTCACTCTAGGCCCGTGGTAGAGTAGTACGTAGGGCATGCCAACGGGCTTGAGCGTGACGCAATTCGGGATTAGACTGCCCATGTGGGACTCTAGGTCGACGAGGAAGTGCTTTGACGGCATGCTTTGTAGCCATGTCAACGCCTCGTCCGTGTCCGTTGTGCAGAAGATGCTGAACCCGCAGGACTTGCGTTTGTAGCCTGACAAGGAATGTTTGACCATCGTGCCCAAATTGCGGAAATTTTCGGCAGTCTACTCGGGCGTCATGTCAAGCATTTCATTGAACTTCTTGAACACGCACGTCTGGCACGTGGCACTTCCGTGGCAGTCGGCATGGCGGTCTGGCTAGGCCGCTGGAGCCTTCTTATTCTTATTACGCCTCTTGCGCTTCTTCTTCGACAAATCAGAAGCAGCCTCCGTTCCGCCGTGCTCAGGGCAAGGGTGTCTTTTTGGGGCGTAGACCTTCATACGCTCTTCGGCGCGAGCACGTCGCTTCTCATTAACGGCTCGCACGTCAATCTTGCGTGGCTGTCTCTGAACCTTCACTTTTCTACGCTTACCTTGTCCAAGCGGACGCTCGCCAGTAAAGAAGTCCTCTGGCAATTCTGCTAATGGTTATGACCACGCTGGGGGAGGCTGAGCGTTTTCCTGGTGGCGCTCTGCACGGCGTTGCGCTCGCGCGTCCGCCCTTGCTTGTTTGGAGGCTTTCTTGCCCTTCACTGCCGCGCGTTTTGGTCGGTCAAGACCGCGAAGGCTCTTAGTTAGTGATACCTTCGGGGGAATGGTATCGGCAGGTTTTTGGGTCGTATCAGTGTCGTCAAGACCTGGCCCTTTAACAGATGCGATCTTGAAGAATGTTCCGAGCTTCTCCTCAAAGAGCTTCTTGACCTGTTCGGGGCTGCTGAGGAACGGGCGGTCGACTTGAGAAGCGGGGCGTACAGGTAATGATGCGAGTAGTTGTGGGGAAGCATCGATGGCGACAGAGTCTTCCGCGTCATCATCCAACTCAAACGAGTCTTTGTTTTCAGACGCTTCCGATCGTGCGGGAACAGGATCCGCAGGGACGCGC